CGATAGAGGGGCTTGGTATTCGGGTTTGGCTTATCGGTCCAGAAGGGGAGGCGCTTGCCCCAATTGTCCAGTGGTAGGATTAGCTGTCTCTTGACTTTTTCTTTCTGTTCCATCAGGTTGTTTCTAGGCGCTTCAACACGCCTTTTCACCAGCGGTACCCGCTCCCGTCAGAAGTGGTTTTTTTGCGCCCGGTGTCCGGCTTGCTCGGTCATGCGTGGGCCATCGCTTATGTGCCATTATTTGGCCGGGAGTCCATATTCCATACAACACCCTTCGGGGAAAAGTTTATGGGCCGTCTGGTGACGGTGTTGAAGCTCCCGGCCTCTTCTTTTTGAGGTCGGGGTCCAATTCAACAAATCACCAGAGGAGATGCCCCATGGCACAGAACGCTACCCCCAACTTTCCCCACCCCCTTTCTCAATTAGTCGCAGAAGATCTGCGAGACATCGCCAGCACGTTGAACCGGCTGCGCGATGATGCCTCGCCCGCACATTGTGTGGCGCTGGATCATCTGATTGACCGCATGGTGCAGAACGCCAACACGATTGATCGGAGGGTAGAAGCATGAGCAAGCGCCCACCTTTGCCGCCTGATGGTTATCGTGATGATTATGACCCCGTTGGCCGTTTGTACGGCCTTGCCGGTTCCATGGTGAAACTGGCCGATCTGCTGAACTGCGAGGATAACCCGTTATCCACGTTGATGCGTGTGATAGGGGAAGATCTGGAAAATTGCGCAGCGTGGGTGGATGAGTACATGGAAGATGGGGCCCCACCCAATCTGCCAACGCCGGAGCAGTTCGCCACCCTTGATGCGGAGATGAATAGGGCGGAACCGCCTGCAGGGAAATAAGGACACAATGAAGAGGGGAGCCTTTGCGGCTCCCCTTTTTTTTGTGGCTAGTTGGGTCTGCGCCAGTGCCACATGAGGATAAGGCTTACTATCGAAGCCAGATCCCCTGTGGTCGATATGAACTGAAGCATGGTTTTTTCCTCCTTGCTTCTGTTGGCTCGGCGCATTATCTTGACTTTGCAATTGAAAGATCCTGCGCCGAGCCAGTCGGTTGTAGGGAACATTGAGGGGTGGCCAGTCCACCCCTTTCTTGTTTGAGTAAGTTATGGCGCGTGAGGAAGCGTGTCAAGCTGTGTCGTGTGTGTAACTTGCTGAGATGTTAAGGATTAGTGTTAATCTTTAATAGAGAAATCTACACGAACAGACTGTAATGCAGCGGAATGTCGGCATCAGTAAAACGAGAAATCCCCTCTGAAAAAAGTTTCTTCAGAGGGGATTTTTTTGTCTACAGTCTTGCGAACAGCTGCTGCTGTTGCGTCCGGCTGTACCCTTTGAGCCGTTCCCGAACCTCATCTGGCAGATCAAGGGCGGAAGGTGAGAGGGTGTGCGAGAACTCCATGATCACCACAAAGGTGTGGCCGCACTCCACGTTCTTACACATGCAATAGAGGTGCTTTGCAACGTCTGATATTTCCTTGCTGGAATCTATCACGGCTGGGCTGCCACATCTGTTGCACCGTACCAAGACCTGTCTCATAGTGTGTCCCTCATTAAAAAGACACTATTGTCCCTAAATAGCCCTGTCAATATGTCTATTCGTTAGCAATATCCTGCTTTTCCCAATCGATTTGCAAGTTCGGCTTAAGCACCTCATTCACATCTTTGAGCAGGGTGCGCACGGGTTCAATCTCGTTTTTCTCATACACCTTGTCGAACTTCTCTATGTCGCCGAAGCCTGCAGTGTTGGTGGGTATCACGTTGGCCATGATGGGCGGCACCCTGTGTGCGGCAATCATGTCATCACGCGAAAGGTTCTTTATCTTCTCCAGTTCGTCCTTGCTGGAAAAATCGCCCACGGGCAGGATCTGCACGGCCTTGGGGTCACCGTTGGGTATGTGCAGATACATGTTGCGGAAGTTCCCCAGCCCCTTGGAACCTTCAATGGCCTTTTGGATGCGGTTCTGCGCTTCTTCTTCCAGATCTGCCCCGCTGGTGTAGAACACGTAGCCCATGTGAGCGCCGTTTTTGTAGTAGCGCCTGCGGAACAGGGTTGCATCCTCGTTGAGCAGCATGCTTTGAATGGCCCCAAGATAGCGGGGCTTGCCGTAGATGCTTTGGGCCACATCGTAGTTTTTGAAGTGGAACACCTCGCCCGGATCGAACTCGTGGATCTGGCCGTTGACCTGAATGAGGCCGTAGCGGTTTGGCTCCTTCATGCGGCGCATGTTGATGGCGGGCAGGTGGCTGCAGCGCACGACCTCGCCGTAGTAATTCCGGTGCAGTTGCATGTAGGCGTTTGCGAATACGGAAAAGTCCGTGGCCACGGCATCCATATCTTTACGCGAAATGGCCGTGGTGGGCTTGAAACCGCGCATGACCATGAGCACTTTGAACTCCAGCAGCGGCCCGTGGTAGGCGTTGGCATAGAGCAGGCGCGATAGACCGGCGAACGGCACAGGTGTCTGGTAGTATTTGCCGTTGTCGATAAGGTACACGCCAAGGGAGTCCACATACTGGTGGCCATCCAACACCGGCTGCGGATCGCCGAACATGAACGCCCCGCCACCGGTGGAGGGGTTAGCCTTCAGTTTATTCTTTTTCTTGCTCATTCCTGCTTGCTCCTATCCTATGACTACCCTGCAGCCGCCGCGCGGCCGCGCCAGAGGTTCATATGAAACGGCATGCAACAAGGCGAAAGCCGCGTCTGCATGGCCTGTGTTTTCCGATCTGTTGGCCGCGTAAGTCATGGCTCCGCTTGGCGTGGTGGTCTGGCGGATCATCATGAAGGCAAGGCCCACTTCCTTGTCCGCTGCATCCCACTGTATGCGCCCGCCTTCCACCAGCTCGCGGCCCTTGAGCACCAGTTCTGTCTTGGTCTGCAGGGAATAGTGTATGGACGTGGCGCGGGGGTAGAATATGCGCACGTTTTCATACACGCCGATGCCGGGGCCGGTCGTATCAATGCCCATAAACTGCACGTTGTAGCGTTCTGTGATTTCCTTGATCCGTGCCACCTGCCACAGGTAGCTCTTATTGACCCACTTGAAGCGCTCGAGCACGCGGAACATGCCGCTCGGAGTATCCGGAGGGGCAATGACTACGAACGAGGCATCATCGCGCGAACGGCTGGGATCGTAGCCGCACCATACCGGCTTGTTGCCGAAGGGACGGGGCAGCTTGGGGTTGAAATCCGCCCATTCTGCCGGATCCGCGCCGCAGGCTTCCAGCTGGTGCAGCAGAAACACGCCGTTGGTGTCGTCCACAAAGCCGCACATGAAAAGGTTCTCGAACTCTTCCGGCCCGTATTCCAGCTTCAGGTCGTGCAGATCGAACAGGTCACAGCCACCCGCCATGGCATCTTCCAGCGTAATGATCTTGCGCCACGTGTTGTCTGGACACAGGATGCCGCTTTGCGTTTCCTTGAAGCCGGGGAACTGCTGCCGCTTCACCTTGTTGCGGGAGTTGAACCAGTCGCCGTTCCACAGGCCATAGGCGGGATGCGTCACCGCGCTGGGCGTGGAAAAAAGCGTGCGCCGCCATTTCTTGTGCGCGGCCATGCCGGTGGCCACCTTATGCAGTTCCTTGAATCCACGGATCCAGAAGAACTCATCAATGTAGACGTGGCCGTGGTAGCCCTGTGCGCTTTTACTGTTGTTGGAAAGAAAGCGCAGCGTGGCAGCCCCGTGGGCAGTGTGCAGGGTGATGGGGTTGCCCTTCAGCTCAAGATCAAATTTTTCCTGCGCTATGTTGATGATGTATGTGCGGAACACCTCAGCCTGTGCCCGTGTGGCGGATAGAAATATCTGGTCATCGCCGGTCCTGCAGGCATCCTCAAAGGCTTCCTGCGCAAAGTACCACGTGGCCCCAATCTGGCGGCTTTTGAGTATCTGCCGGTTGCGGTAGTGCTTGGCCTGCATCAGCTCGCGCTGATAGGCGTAGTAATGCTGATGCAGCTGCGCCTTGAAATCGTCCGGCGTGAGGTGCGAAACATCGTTTTTTATGGGACGGCCACGGCGCTTGCCGCCGGATCCGCCGCCCTTGTCGCTCTTTCTCTTTGCATCATGGGCGGCAGGAGCTGTTGCTTTGTCCGTTGTGCCGTTTGTCCTGCTGGTCCTGTTGGTCGCGTTCTGTGTCCGTTCCGAGGCCACAACGTCCCGCATGGCCTGTTCGCGCTCGCGTAGCCGCTGGAAGCGTTCCAGCGCAGAGGTGAGGCGTTCTATCTCCTGCAGGTCCACCTTGGTTTTGCCATCGCGCTCTATGAGCAACACAAGGCGGCGCTGGGTGGCATCCTCCACACTTTCATGCAACAGCATGTCGCCCCATCCTTCCGTATCAATCCAATGATACAGCGTGCGGCGCGGTATTCCGAGCGTGCGTGAAATCTCGCGTGTATTGTATTTTTTGCAATAAAGGCCGCGCGCGGCTTCCTTTACCTCTGCTGGATACTGTGCCATATCGGAACACTACAACGATTTTGCATTGCGGCATGCCGTTTTCATTCCG